AAACGATGACTTAACAGAAGCGTTAATGCATTTATTTGAAATTGGTGCAGTAACGATTGATTATGATGAAAATCTAGAAGCACGATTTACAATCACCGAAGAAGGAAAAAAAGCAATGGAAGGATGGAAAGACAAATGAGAGAAATCTTAGGATACGCAATCATCATTTTTTCAACCTTAGTACTATCAAACCTAATCACAGGAGGAATTCACAAATGGCGAAAAAAGTAGCAGCAAAGTTTGTTGCAAATATTGAACTTAACCCTGAAAAAGCAGGCGGTTGGTTAGCAATCGTTAGCGTTCAGAAAGAAGCAGGAACAAGCATTAACTCAATTCAACCAGCAGAAGGTATTAGCGAATACTCTTCTTGGAAGAATGCGTCAGCAGCAAAGCGTTGGGTCAAGACAATGGTTTTGAAACACACACCTCGTAAGTCAGTTAAAATGCTTGTTACAAAAGAAAACAAAGAAACTGGTAAGCCAGTTGCGCTTTCAGGAAGCCTTGAATACAAGGTTGATGCGTAATGGTTAAGATGGACCAATCACTTCTTGTATACCCAACCAAGAACAAGGTTCTTCGTTTTTTTGGAGACACAATGTTGCTTATAGGTACTTTGTTTACTAACGTAGGACTTCGCTACGGCGGGGTTTACGAGTACGAATTCGAGGAAACTGAGGCTTAATGTACGACGTCAACAGTTTGCCACCACTGAAGAAGCATTGGCTTCTTCGGAACTCAAACATTCCACACCGCTTTGTAGGGTTAGAGCCACAAGACATTATTGACCGTGCTGGCTCTTTCCCTGACGAAGTTACTAACTGGATTGATGATGTGGTAAACGGACACGTTGTAAAACAAATTGGAAATATCGGAGTCAATGGCGTTGGCCTTCTCTTCGATGGCGGTCCTGGGATAGGAAAAACAACCCATGCCGTAGTCGCTGCCATGGAGGTAATCCGTCGCCTCTCTGACGAAGATGGGAAGGCTTCCCGCCTTTTGCAAGTTAACTCATCCGACTACGGCATTCGGTTGCGCCCCGTTTATTACATGACATATCCAGAGTTTCTTTCTCGCAAGAAGTCAACCTTCGATGCAGACGGTGAAGATAAACGGGAAATGAATTACGAATTAGATGGGTTTCACGGTCGTTCTAAGTTTGATTGGCTTAATGTTCGTATTTTAGTTATTGATGACCTTGGCAAAGAGTACGGTTCTAAATACGACGATACTTCTTTTGATGAAATTTTAAGACTTCGTTATGACAAAGGTTTACCAACAATTGTTACTACAAATGTTCGTTTAGAACAATGGGAAGCAAAGTATGGAGAAGCCATGGGCAGTTTCGCCAACGAAGCATTCGTTAGAGTCCCTATCATTGGTGCAGACCTTCGTGGTGCTCAATGAAAGGACCTCAAATGGCATCTGCTTGGAGAACCGTCCAGCAGTTTATCTCTGCCCAAGGCATGGGAATTTTTGAGGTTGAAGTAGAGACTGAAACAAAGGAAACACGGTGTACTTGTCCCGTCTATAGCAAGCGTGGTTCTTGCAAACACATTCAATTTGTAAATGACAAAATTAAATACACAGGACATTATTCAATTATGGTTCCAAACTCTATTCCAGAAGAAATGGCGCTTGAAGCAAACGCTGATGCGGAAAAATTTAGAGAGTTTGTTGTTAAATACGCTAAGATAGAAATACTATGAAACACGGGGACATATCTAATGTCTCCTCTCCACAGGTAATGGTTGCCACCGATGTAGTGGTTAAACTTAAAGAAGAAGAGTCACGCAGATTACTCATAAAGAAAACTGAGTTTAAAGTTGGTGACCTTGAAGTGTTGGCCCTAAATAAGTTATGGAAAGTATCTGGAGACTATGGACTTTCTTTAGAACTTTCAGGTTTCTCAGAAGAAGGTTGGACAGAAGAGTTATTAGAACAGGCGTTCGAAAAGTTTGAGCGTAGGGTTGTCAACCCCTTTAACTATTGGCAACTTTATGAAAACCGAGATGAAGTGGTAGGGTTACTACCCTATAGACCGAATTTAAAAGCGGTCATAGACACGCCAGACAAAGTTGCACGATATGGGTCTGCGGGTGTAGAAATAGGCAACATCTAGTCCTTGAGGGAGGGCGCTATGTTTGGAATTGCAAACACCAACTGTCCAATGTGTCATGCTCATGACATTGCACGTATTTGGGTAAATGGAAATTCATATTTACAGTGTCAGGTATGTGGAGAGCGGTGGAAATAATTGGCAGCAGATAACGAACATCGGTTAGTCAGCAAGGTCATCAAAGACCGAGAAATAACCCCTGTTCTTCATCGCGGCATCCAAGACAACTGGTTTTTAGATGATGACAATAAAAAAGTCTGGCAGTTTCTTCGCAAACATTATTCTGAGTACAGCGAAGTACCAACAGGCACCACTGTCAAAGACCACTACCCAAATTACAAAATTCTTGATGTAGAAGATTCTATTGATTATTTGTTAGACACGATGGTGGATTTCCGCCGCCGTATGTTGACCCGCCAAGGTTTAGAAAATGCAGTTGAGCAGTTACAAGAAAACAACCATGACGCAGCACTTCTTGCCATGGAAGCAACGATTACCAAAGTTAATGAACAAGGAATTATCGGTACTCGTGAGATTGACCTTAGTAAAAACACACAAGAACGTTACGACCAATACCTATCCCTTAAAAACGAAGAGTTCTTAGGTATTCCAACAGGATTTTCAAAAATTGACGAAGCAACTGCAGGTTTGCAAGGCGGTCAGTTAATTACCGTTATTGCACCACCTAAAACAGGTAAGTCACAGGTTGCATTGCAGATGGCTATTAACGTTCATAAACTTGGCAAGATTCCAATGTTTCAGTCATTTGAAATGAACAACCACGAACAACAACAACGTCACGATGCAATGCGTGCACACGTTGACCACGGTCGGTTACGCCGAGGAAAATTAAAACCACGAGAAGATGACCGCTACGTTGCAATGCTTAATCACATGGAGACAACACAACCTTTTCATTTAGTAGATGCAGTAAACGGAATTACAGTCTCAGCCCTTGCAGCCAAGATTGAACAGATGAAGCCAGACATTGTGTTTGTAGACGGTGTGTATTTGATGATGGATGAGTTAACTGGTGAGATGAACACACCTCAAGCAATTACTAACATTACTCGTGCAATGAAGCGTTTAGCACAGCGTATTGACCTTCCAATCATTATTACTACACAGACTTTGTTGTGGAAGATGCGTGCTGGAAAGGTAACTGCAGACTCTATTGGTTATTCCTCCTCATTTTTTCAGGACTCAGATGTAATCCTTGGACTAGAGCCAGTAGAAGAGGATGAAAAGATTCGTTTGCTTAAAGTTGTTGCAAGCCGTAACTGTGGTCCTACAGAAGCACCACTTACATGGCGTTGGTCTACAGGTTGTTTCCACGACGAAGAAGAGATGTTGAAATGTGAATTTTGCTCCAGTTGGAGTGACCTAGATGATGATTGATGTTGAAAGAGTTCTTCTTTCTTTAGACATTTCACTTACCGCACAACGTGGTGATGAAGTACAAGGTTTATGCCCAATGCACAAGTCACGCACTGGTAAAGAAGATGTTCACCCAGATTGGTGGATTAACTCTGTTACTGGAGTTCACTTTTGTTTTTCTTGTGGTTATAAGGGAAACATCTACACACTTGTTGCCGATGTTAAAGGCATGGATTATTTTGATGCTAAAGATTACATAGACTCAAGTGAAACACTGCCTGTGGATGTGCTGTTAAGGCGTATCAGAGAGTTGCCACAGTACATCCCATACGAAGAAGAAGTCATAGAAATGAGTGAGGCTCGTTTAGCGGTGTTTACAGAACCGCCAGATGTAGAACTTAAAAAACGTTTCTTGAAGAGGGATGCAGTTACTACCCATCAAGTTCTATGGGATATAAAGAACGAAGCATGGATTCTCACTATCCGTGACCCAGAAACTTCTAAGTTGTGGGGGTGGCAAGAGAAGGGTGCACGAGGAAGATTTTTTAAGAACCAACCTCCTGGAGTAAAGAAATCTAAAACAGTTTTTGGTATTGAGTGTATAGATGAAGAACGTGCACTCATCATTGTTGAATCACCGCTTGATGCAGTACGTCTTACAGGTTTGGGCCACAACGCTATTTCTACATACGGAGCAATCCTGAGCGAAGACCAAGCCAAGATTATGCGCCGTGTCCCTCAAGTCATTGCAGCATTTGATAACGACCAGGCTGGAAAAAAAGCCTGTGAGCAAATGATGGGGTTTTCACGTAAATACGGCATGGACTTAAAGTTCTTTAATTATGATGGTATAGATGTTAAAGACGTTGGAGATATGGTTGAGTCTGAGATTGCAAATGGCTTAGAGACAGCCAAGGACAGGGTTTGGGGTAAGGCAGCGTACCTATGATGGACTTGCGGGATAAAGACAGACCTCTTCACGTTTGCATTTGTGGTTCCATATTGTGGACCGTTCAAGCAATATTTGAAGAAGGAGAAATATCCCTGTATATGTTAGACATGGAATGTTCGTTGTGTGGAAGTCTTGCTACTGCGCCTACCCCCATAGACAATGTTTAAGGGAACTCTTTTTCCTTACCAACCAGAGGCCGTAGACCGAATGGTTGCTCGTAAGAAGATGCTTGTCGCATACGAAATGGGTCTTGGAAAAACTTGTATGACTATTGCTGCGCTTGAAAAACTTAAGGAAAAAGGAACACTTACTAAACCAACTTTAATTATTGCATTATCAAGTTTAAAATATCAATGGCAAAAAGAGATAAATAAATTTTCAGACGATTACGCATCAGTAATTGACGGCTCCGCAGCAACTAGAATGATTCGTTGGGAACGAGATATGAGTTGGGAACAACACACGGGTTACATAATTGCTAATTATGAAACAGTTGTTGCTGATTGGGACATTATTAAAGACTATGAATGGGGAGCAATAGTTTGTGATGAAGCCACTGCTATTAAAGGGTTTAAATCACAACGTTCTAGGACAGTTAAAAAAATTGCTAGAAATATACCAATTAGGTTTGCCTTAACTGGAACACCAATTGAAAACGGACGACCAGAAGAGTTGTACAGCATTATGCAATTTGTAGATGATTCTATACTTGGTCGTTTTGATTTATTTGACCAAACATTTATTGTACGTAATCATTTTGGTGGAGTACAGCGTTACCGCAACCTCCCTATATTTCATGAAAAAATGAAACAAGTATCTGTGCGTAAAACCCAAAAAGACCCAGACGTAGCACCGTATCTTCCAGAAACTATTCATTTAGAACCAGATGTAATTACATTTGATAAATCTAGTAAAGACTTGTACAACACAATTGCCGCAGAATTACGCACAGATTTATTAAACGCCCAAGAGTTATTTGGCGGTTCTTTTTCTTTAGAAGCGCACTATGGCGGAAGATTTCAACCAGGAAACCCCGCAGATGAAATGCGTGGAAGAATCATGAGCAAAATAACTGCCATGAGAATGCTTTGCGACCACCCACAGTTACTGCGTAACAGCGCTACAAAGGCAGCAGCCAAGGAAGGGGAAGGTTCTGAGTATCTTCTAGGGTTATCGGAAGAGGGTCGTTTAGATAAACCTTCCAAGTCCCCAAAACTAGAAACCCTTATTGGTTACATTGAAGACCACCTAAACAGCGATGAAAATGCCAAGGTTGTTGTGTTTACTTGTTACCTGGGGATGTTACCCATCATTGAGTCTGCGCTTAACAAAAAGAAGATAGGTAACACACTTTACTCAGGAATGATGAATTCTAAGGAAAAAGAAGAATCTAAAGTTCTTTTTCAAACCTCTAAAGAAGTTAGGGTACTTATCTCCACTGATGCTGGCGGCTACGGGGTGGATTTACCCCAAGCCAATCTTCTGATAAACTATGATTTACCTTGGTCATCAGGTACAGCAGTTCAACGAAACTCCCGTATACGAAGAGCCTCCAGTACTTGGAAGAGCGTTATTATCCAAGACTTTCTTATGGAGGGTTCTATTGAGGAGCGTCAGTATCAAATGCTTAACCAAAAAACGGCGGTAGCAAACGCCATTATTGACGGTGAAGGCATAAACACCAAGGGTGGTGTAGATTTAACCGTAGGAAGTCTCTTGAACTTTATTCAGGGACAGTAGGAGGGGAAAATGGCAAAAGTAAAACCAACAGAAAATCGCAACGCAGACGAGACAGACTTAATTGCTCGTACAAAAAAGTATGCGTTTTTGAAATCACAACTTGATTACTTAGAGAAGGAACAGAAAGCACTTCGTGAAGAACT